CCCGTTTGGATCGGAACACCTACAAGAGACTACCGTCTCTTGTAAAGAGCCATCCTGCGGAGCAGCACCTTGGGTCCGGACGTAAGTCCGTGCCCAAGGGCCGACACCGTGGAGGCGTTGCGTCTCCAACCCAGCAAGTTTGGACAGCTTGCTGGGCTGGTCTGGTCCATGCTGGCTGGGATTCGCTTCGTGTGGGTTGGTTCCTTCATAAGTGGTTCCACGACTCCATCCCCAAGGGATGGGTCTGGATCGCCACCGAACTGAAGAAACTCGCCCATACCGTTAGAGCCGCTTCGCTGCGTGCAATGCCGACCTTCTCCGCTTCTATAGACCTTAGGGTCCAGAAGGGACTTGTGGCATTGGCGCATCGGAACGGCTATAACGGCTTTGCATTCTCTCGCCTCTCTCGAGCGCTGCCATTCCCTCCGAAGAGGATGGTAGATACTTCGCTCGAGCAGGCGATGAGCATGCATCGCGAAGCGCATCCCACATCGGCGATGGTGGTCGAGGATATAAAGAACTTCGTAAAGAACAAGACGGCAAGTCTCCCACTTCGCCGTAAGAAGCTCAGAACACCTCGCCACCTGCCGCACAGCTCCAGCTCCTGCTTCGAGTGGCCAGCCACTCGAGGCGGGATCGATGGTTTCCTCAGGGCCGTTGGAGCGAACACTGCCTTCGGGTTGTTCCATGGAGACTTCGATCCGAAGTTCCAGATCATGACTGATCTGTACTTCGATCGGCTCGACATGGGCACCCTCGGGCGATTCGCGGGCGACTCCCTCGGTAGGTTCTGTTACCAAAAGGTAATGAAGCTCTACCGGATGGAGCCGTCGGACGACCTTGAGGAGTACGACGAATGCCTTCGTGCTGCCGGCGTTCTTGGCCTTCGCGTTCAAAGAGAGGATCTTGGTCTCTCTCCGCGGACTAGGGCCACCGCCCTGCAGCAAGCAGGCATGAAGGTGAGAGTAGTGGGCGTCCCAGACGCCCTCACCTTTGTGGAAGGCGACTGGGTGCGGCAGTCGGTGAACCTTCTGGCTTCGAGCCATTGGTACATCCCTGCAACCCCAACCGTCGTCCCTCGTCGTATCCGAGTCCCCACTGGGACGACAGGCTCGTTCGTATCCTTGGACTTGTCCAAGGCTACTGACGGTCTGTCGCATGGGGCCCTCGGAGCCATCGTCCAAGGGTGGTACGAGTCTGGCATGATCAGATCCTCCGATCTCGTCATGGCCAGACGCTCCCTTGGGCTGGAACCGAAGACATTGTGGAGCTTCGGGAACTCCACTCTTGTCTCCGAGCGCGGCTCGCCGATGGGAACTCCTCTCTCCTTCCCTGCCCTGTCGTGGTTCTCTGAGTGGTTGTGTGAACCTTTCACACAAGCACTCACACATGGAGACGACGCAGTTGGCTTCTCGACGCCGATTCGCCACATCTTCGGTGCCACTGATACTCCACTTTCCACTGGAGTTCTCATTGGCCGAGATGAGTATGGCGATCGTGCGGAGTCGGCCGGTGCGTCCCTTAATGTGGAGAAGTCGTACGTGTCTCAGTCCCGCTGGACAATGTGCGAACTCCTCGGGGGCAACGGCAAGGGAGGGAAGGGTAGTGCTCTTTTCGTGCCGCCGTCCTGTCCTCCTCCTGGTATCAAAGCGCCGTTGTGTTGCGATCTTCGCCTCACACCGACGTACCAGAAGAGGGCAGAACGGGTCATGCGGACGCTCTTCCCATGGTTGATCCAAGACGCCAGGCTGCACATGCCAGTGCAGATTGGCGGTCTTGGCTACATGGGACGAGGTCTCCGCATGGGTGCCCAAACGCGCCGCCGGTTGGCGACCCTGGTGTCCAGGGGTACCGACTGGATCGTCGCGCGTGGGCTCTGCTCGAAGAGTCACTACAGAGAGGAGGGCCTCTACCCGCGTCCTCTGGCTCACAAACCTAAGATGCATCGGGGCTGGCATCAAGCTGAGAGATACACTCGTTCTCTCGAGCGGATGCTTGATCCCGATAGCGGTCTTAGTGTGAGCATCGAACAACTTACCGTCTACAGGTCGAAATTGGTGCGCCAGCGCTATATCTCGGCATGTGGAAGGGCAGTTGTTCGACAGAAGGACGCGGGTAGACCAGCATGGAACCAGAGGTCTGCTGTGTTCAAAGCGATGAGGAGTACTGCTCTGTCCGGGCGCCCTTTGAGCGTCCGACATGGCGGGTCCTCGCTTGTCAAGTTCGCTGAGAGATGTAAGTCTCTCATGATCACAGTAGACCAAGACGTAGCGCTTCAGATTCTGGGTAGAACCCAAAGTTCGATCGACCCCTAAGGGGCGTTCGAAGTCATGGCGAACGGACG